CTCCCCTTGTGGGGAGTCCGGTCGGTGACAGCAATGCTGCCGATTCCTGAATGTAGGTATCCTTTCACAAAGGTATGTCAAAATGGCTACGAGTCGAGTTAGAACACAAAACGTGCCTGCGGTGCTAACGACTAACTTTGATTGGACATTATCAAGGACCTTGCTCTTTACGAAGCTCTTCGGACAAGAATGGATACCAATCCGATTCTACGAAGGCGCAGCGTACTCTTCCCTGAAATGGGAGAGCATTGAAGGTTTAACCGAGACGATGTACGATCAAATAGGTCGCACACACGTAGGTGTGTCGCGCTACTTCCCCGACAAATGGCCATACCGACCATTAACGTTTACGAAATCAGTGCCCTTTTACGGGACTGGTGAAAACCGGGAATTAAATCTCCCGGCAGGGTCCGCAGCCTACACGTTTGATGACTACCATATGGTTGTCCGACGTAATAAAGATGCGAACCTCGCAACTGCTATACAATTCGCGTCGCAGCTGCCCGTTGATCAGGGTACTTGGTCCGTCACTATCGACGGGAATGACTTGCTTTGCAAGTATCTCCCATCGTATGATTGGACACACAAGGACTCTGTCGCGGGCAACACGGCTAACGAAGCAAAAGCGATTGCCCTCAACCGAGGGCAACAGCTAATTCCTAACCTCATAGAGGGTGGAGTGGCAGTTGAGAAACGAATGGCGTGTACCGTGAACATGGCATATAGCGCCCCAACGACCCCGATCGTGAAAACACTGAACGAGGAAGAGCAGGCCGCTATGATCGACTCACGTCGAGAAGCATACGAGAGTATACTTCACCAAGTCTCAGGGTCACAAGTGAATAGTCTAAGGACTGTATTGGAGCTCAAGGATGCGCCTGGGACGGTTAAATCCGTCGGTGCATTCCTAAAAACGGTTGCTGCCGTGTGTTCCATGCTTAAGAAGTCAAGTGCGAAGGCGGGGGGTTTACCCTCCGCCGCGTCGTTAACTATAGCACAGTTGGCGGCCGTGCATCTTTGGTATCAGTTCGGCGTCAAGCCGTCTGTCAAAGATGTGCAAACGTATCTGACTCTGATTGGTAAGTCTCCTTTGGGTGTAATTACCCCGGATGATGATGCCATCCTGACGACAGGACAGTCCGTAAGGGCTGCTTACTCGATTGATAACCGAGTAGGGTCTACGCGACTTGACAATCGCGTTGAACGACAGCAGTTAACATACACTGGCTCTTGGATCCTCGATGGCGAGGACGAGAGTATTGCTCTAACTCAGTTTGCCATTAACAACGGCGGCATGAGCGAGCCCACACCTAGCATCCCTAACGGGGGCTGGTGGCACCACTCAGGGACATTGTTCGGTCGGGCGTTAAAACCCGGCTGGAGACAAATGCCTGACTGGTTTGTGGAGCTTGTTGATCAAGCTAATGGCGGTAGTTTCGAAGACATTGTGATCGGACGTCCCACAAAGGGCGACATCGCGATGTACTTTAATCCTCCCGTTCAAACTGCGTGGAAGCTTCTCGCGCTGAGTTGGCTAGCGGACTGGGCTTGGAATGCCAGTAACGTGCTACTCAGAATTGAGAGGGCAACACGCAAAGTGTATTGTGAGTTGGAAGAAAGCTGGGTTACCGATACGTGGGAGTACAGGCCAATTCGATGGTCTGTATGTCCTGTGGTCGGAACACCACTCCTCACGCAGGGGAACTCCGAGATGGTAGTAGTACCTTTCTGGCAGGGATCGCCTCTGTATAATATACAGGGGCAGTACTTGCCGGTAATACGAATCCAGAACGGAGCAGTAACTAAGCCACGTGTGACGGCTACGCAAGCCGTTACGTTCAATTACCTGGCACAAACGCCGCCGACATCAGTCTGGCGGGCAGTTAGCAGGTATCAGATTCCGCTTCCTCCAGTTAGGATCCCTTCGATGTTCGAAGGGGAACTGGACGCATGGAGAATTGGAATTCTCTGTGCGCTATCAATTGTCAACCTAAAGAGCATGTCCTTAGCTCTTAAACAGGTAAACTGGTCAGTGGCGAAATGCTGTGGCATGTGGAAACAGGATCGTGGAGTAAACTACCACTTACTGTATCTCGCAGTCGCGGGCGTTATAGCCGCAAAGGAGTTCACACATGAATAAGGTATCGATTACCGCAATCGCTACAGATGGCGCGCCGACCTTCGGGTCGGCGACGTACAGTCCGGACAATTCGCAGAATGCACGACGCTACATGGTTGGGCTCATCTCTGATGAGCTCCCAGCAGGGTATCAGCACGAAATTGCTGAGCTTACTGCTCCCGCCGATAAAGGCGGTCCAGGCAAAGTCGTCTGCCGTGTCCGTTGCTCCCTCCCTCAAGTGAAGCTCGGTAGTATGTTGTCTACCGGAGTCTCGCTTACCCAGACTGGGCAAGCCGAGTACCACCAGGCTACGACAACATTGACCGTGCCTCCCATGTGGGCGCGCGTCCTGTTAGGTCAGGTGCCTAGCTCGTCTGCGCTGCGGATTCAGTTGACCTCGTTGATTCGAGGTGCACTCCTTGACTCCCTCGGCGGCGTCATCGGGGATTTGATCCCCGGTGCTGCTTTCGATGAGGATTCTTGGACTACGGAGGTCTCGTCGACTTCCCCTCTGTTCCGCGGCCTGTCCGGGGCAAACCCGGAGGACGTGTTCACAGGCAGTTACTCAGAGGAAGTTGAAGCCCCTGAGTAAACGCGATCATGGAGCGTTTGTAGCGATTGGCCCGTAAGGGTCTTAGTCGAAAGGTGTAATCATGTTTAATCAGATACATGCTGTTACCGATTTAATCGGTGACCACCTAGCGCGGGGAGCTAGACGCATAGCGTCAATCCCGTGCACCGGAACAGCTGAGAGGTTGATGGATGAACTCTCCGAAGCGGAGAAGGAAATCTTCAGCCTTATCGAATCCGGCTCCGTAAGGAGAAACCAGTTAGACCAGGTTGCGACTGCTTTGCAAGCAGTTAGACTACTCAAGAAGTTCCGTTTCGGTGGTGATCCAGTGGCCAAGGCTAACGCCGCGTACACTGGGTTCAAGGAGCGGAACGAGCAAGTGTTGCACCAAGATCGGTCAGGCTATCTTCGGAGACGCCTGATCGACAAAATGCGACGCTTGCTTGCAAGGGCTTTACCTTGCCCGGCTGACAACCGGTTTTCAAGATGTAGTGTTAAGGTCGTGAACGATGCGTTCACAGCCTACTTCGGCTCTTGGGCACCCAGTACAGAAATGGACTGGAGCCCACGTTTCGGACAAGGTGCAGTGAGGGAATTTACTCCTTTCTTGCTGCGCTGGGAGATGGTCGACGGATCGTCTCCAATACTCGAAGCGATTAGGTCGGGGGAACTTGGTCGGATTATGCGTGAGGTCCCGACGTCGGGACTAAGTCGCGCACAAGCCGTTGAGAAAGATTTCAAGAGGTTTAGACTTATCACGGTCGAAGACCTCGCGATCACCTTTCTTCAACACGGCGTAAGACGCGTGATGTATTCGTCCATCCATGCGGGACCACTTGCGTGGAGTGCAATGGATGTTATGCATCTCGAAAACGCTCAGGTTATAAACCAGCGTTACGCGTTAACCGGAAGTAAAGATTCAACCGTAGCAACGATCGACGAGTCTGATGCCAGTGACTGGCTAGACGTTCGTGACGTTGAGGAGGTTATGCCCGGATGGCTTGTCCCACTTCTGACGGCTTGCCGGTCCACACATTGTGATGTGGACGGTGATGTCGTTGAACTTGGGATGTATGCCGGAATGGGCAACGCCTCAACTTTCGTGGTTGAGAGTCTTATGTTCTGGGCTGCGGCACGAGCAATGATGGCATTACATGGCCGGAATCTCAGTGTTTGCAGTGTGTATGGTGATGACGTTGTTATCGACTCAGATGCGGTCCCGTACGTCCTAGAGGCCTTTGAGGTCCTAGGATGGAAGGTTAACCGTGGAAAGTCGTTTTGGGGATCAAATCCGTTTCGCGAGTCGTGTGGTATGTGGGCCTTTAATGGCCACTGTATCACTCCGGCCCGTTTCGACGGCTATGATCTTACAACATCGGGGGGACTCGCAGGATTCCGCGAGTCAATTGCTAACCTCCTGAACCAGGGAAGAGGGTTGGGGATAATTGTGGCCGATAAGCTTCTCAAGCAAGTCGGTCATAAGATTCCCGTCTCCGATTTCTCGATACCTGGTTCCTGTGTGGTACATGACAAATACCACCTGTGGTGTAACAACTACATACGTGCGAGGACCCGGATTAACAGAGATACACAGCTGTGGGAGGCAAAGACCACTCAGGTCGAGCCAAGAACAGTTATGGTACCGGCCGACAGGATTGGATACCTGTATGGCAGTCTCTCCGGATCATTGCACACCGACGTCATTCGTAGTCGTGGCCAAGTCATAGGCCACGGGATACGAATCCCTGTACCGTACAGGACAGTTGCGAAGGAGAGGTGGCTAGCTTGTGAACCCTCGTGGGGATCAAGGAGCCGCATCTGACTGGCGAGGTGCCAGTCATTGCCTTCCACTTAACGGTAGGTCCCACCAATAGGGACCGGGATAAAATGTAACCATACCTTTCTGTGATGTGGTGCCCCTAAACACACGGCCGTAAGGCTTGTGATACGAGGCAACCTAGTTACCGAGGG